TCAGCATTAAGGCTACCGCCTTCAACATAAGCGGTGTCAGCTTTTACTTCAATCAAATTAGTATTACTTTGAGTAACTCCATTAGAGGGAGTGGTGGTAGGTAAATAATTTTGCTCAGGGTAGTTGGAGAAATAAGTTTTTAAATTTCCGGCGAAATTTTTAATTTGCGAAACGGGGAAGTATATCAAGTCACTATCTAAAGATACATTTGAGGCGCTAACACTGTCCACCTCTGAATACTTTCCTGTAGAGTAAGACAATGCAGAAATGTCATGGGTTCCTCCTTGCCCTTCTTTTATGTTTACTATTCTATAGGTAGAAGAGGTATTGTTTATAGAGTCAGGGTCATCTTTTATTAACGGTTCTATTGACCAGACCAGATTTTGACCAGAGAAATATCCGCCAGAGTATGGAAAACTGTCGGTAGTTCTATCTCCGTTTACTTCTCTTCCTACTGTAACAGCGTTATTGTCATACCCCGTAATTACATAATCAACAAAATTTAATTGATTTCCGGTATATCCAGCAGCTACGTTACCAGCGTCTGCGTTAAAGGTATCCACGCCCTGAATAGCAGGGTCTTCTAAAATCATACCTGAGTTAAAATAAATTTTTGTGCAAACACCGCTTCCGCTAACCCTAAAATCAGATCTGAATGCGCCAGCTTCTCCGGTTATGGATTCAGCATCTGAGCCATTAAAAGCTAATGACTGGATTTGAGTTCTTCTTACTCCATCCAGCTCTGTGCTATTTCCTACGTTTTCATTTGAGTAGTCGTAAGTCGGAGTTAAAATAGAAAATTTATACTTTTTATTTTTTTCCAAATCTACGGATTGATCTAAAACTACACTGTTTACAGTTGACCTTGCTGCAGCGACAATTTGATTTTCATCAAGCACTGTGCCTCGAGCAACAGTTAGTGGTGTTACTGCGTTTGTTCTTCCGCTATACTTTAGTGGGTTTCTATTGTTATCGTATATAGTTACTACATCTCCGGGGCGTAGATAAGCTCCTTCAAGCCCAGCTTGGAAAGACACCGTCTCTGTTTCTTGGGATTCACTTGCTATGATCCATTTCGCAAATCTTCGGGCTTGTCCTCGACTTGTACAACCTAAGGCTGTAGTTTCAAGCTCTCTTATTCCGTATCTTTTAACGGCTTCTTCATCTTCCATGTATTCTATAGCGGGTTGATACCAGTTTCTCTTATCGTTGTATCTAACTACCGCAACAGTATGGCGAGCTTTTTTGGCCGAGCTGGAATACGTAAAGTTACCATCAACAACATTTGTGTTATTGAAAGAGTGAACAGCAGACTTAAATTTATCCTGTGTGGAAAAAATACTTCCATTCGTATAGTAGCATATACCGCGAAATACAGATGATAAATCATTTAAAACTTTATAAGCTTCTTCTCTGGACGTTATGATATAGTTAATTGTGAACCGTGGCTCAAACCCTCCGTATGTATCATCAACTAGCTCATCACAGTATTGGGCAATCTCATAAAGCACCCATTTATCTATTTGGTTGGGAGATATGTAGTCACCCAGTCCGTATATTGGATTGGTTATTAAGTCATAAAAACACCAAGCAGGATTATCTGTCCACACTTTATCCTTATTAAACTCTCCATTCCATTCTACGGTTGCGTTGGAGCTTAGCCTGCTCCATGTTTTTCCGTTATCTAGGGTGTTTGAGTTTGTGGCTGTGCCCACTGCTATCCCTTGTACTTTAGTTCCCATGCCCCCAGCGCTAGTTCCGTAGCTTTTTATAATTGGGTTGTAATTGTTAGGGACTTTTACTTTCAACAATTTAGTGTCGTAAGCCCTACTTGGAACGCGTGAAAAAGATCTGGCGTCAAACTGAGAGTATACCATGGAAGAGTAGGGGTATCTCAATTTAGTTCCATAAACCTCTACAATAGAATCCACAAATGATTGATGCCTCAGAAACGAACTCAAAGATTCTGGTGTGGTTCTTACTATGCGGATATTCCAGCCTTGAAAGCCTTTTTTATCTTGAAACCCCGTTTCAGATAAGTTAATTCTTGATGATCTTATATAAGCTTCGTCAACTTTACCTTGAATAGTCTCTTTCTTACCTAACTCCCAATTAGAAGATGAATAATACCCCCCAGCGTTGCTGCTAGTTTTGTTCTGGGAAAACCTTTCGTCAAAAATAGGTTGATAATATATACTGTAATCAATACTTCTGGCTTTAGTGTCTCCGTACCCAACAGGCTGGGGACTGCGTTTCTTTTTGTACATTTTAGGCCCCGCTTGTATTTGCTCTACCATCGACGGGACTTTAATATTTACTATTAACTCACTGCACTGTTTATTTAAAATAGTATAGGTTTTAGAGTATTTGTCTATAGGTCCTCTTAGGACTGCTTGTCTTTCTGCTGTAGGTAAAAGATCTCCTCCTTTTACTTCTGGTCCATATAGTCTCTCTCCAATATTTCTGGATATACTTAAATCTAAAATATCGGTATCAGTCATGTTGGCGTAAAGAGGTAAATTAGTGGAGTCTAGTTTAGGTGTGTTTCCTGTAGGGTCACCTATCGTATAACTTACATTAACTGAAGAAAAATTATAAAAAGAGCTATCGTCTACTATCGGGATTTCGTTCCAATAGATAGATCTTAAAAACCCTAGATCTTTAGCTTGTTGGTTATCTATGTTTAAATCTGTACCTGTAGCTGTGTAGTGAGTAAACTCAGACCTATAATAACCAGTAACATTATCATTTTTTGTAAAAACGTACTCCCCGCTTACGAGGCCTTCAATAGGCCCTTCGGATATTAAATCTACTACCTCTGCGTAACCTCTTGAAGTAACAGGATCTCCGTCAACCTTAACAGCTGCAACGTCTGTCACTGTTGGTCGGGCCTTCTTCTTTTGTTTTTTACCGCCAAAGCTAATGCCTAACATAGGTTCCAAGCCGCTGGCAGGAGAGTTAGCGTCGCCTCCTAAAACTATTAAATAGATAAGGTAAAACCAAAATATTATATTTGGACTACTTATTGTTTCGATTAATTTTTTCTTCATTTTAGCCATTCCAGTTTGATGGATTTACTGCTTGAGGTACGTTGTATTTCAATCCGTAATCTGTTCTTCCCCAGTGACTGTTAAAATTAACTCCTGCGTCGACATCTACCACGTCGGAGCTTGATTGAATTACATGACTACCAACTAAAAGTCTACCGTAGCCAACAAAAACTGGCCCTCCTTCCCTAGTTGTGTTTTCAGGACCATTGAACAAGTAAGACTTACCTCCTTGCTGCTCTATTTCTCTAAAATCTCCAAATTTTGGCATCGGAGTAAGCAAATTTGTAATACCTGCCGCTACAAGGCCAACACCGCCCATAAAGACCGCTTGAGCCATAAAGTTACCTCCTTGCATTAACGCGCCGAAACCTCCTGCCATACCCACTCCGGTTGCCATTAAACCAATACCTACAATGACAGGAATCCAATCTGAGGCCCCTTCAATTACAGGCACAATATCAATTGTTTCTAAATTAGATTTTTTAACTATTAACTCTGAAGACGCAAGGCCTTCTAACGTGTTTATGTCCTTACTTTCATCGTAAGAAATGTCTTTTTCGTTTATTAAGACTCTGTATTTTATATTTTTCTTATCGTTTTCTATAAGATGTTTGTACAACTTTCTGCAATTAGACTCGATTGCCCGAATCGCCTCATCAACACTGGACACCGATAAACTCCATTCCGATTTACCTATCTGCTCGCCAAGTATACCGTGTATTTTAATGCTAGTTAAATTGCTCATTTCTGTATATTTTGTAAATTTTACTAATTCTTTTATTCGACATTTTTTCTATAGTCACGTCTCTATTTCTAGGTCTATGAATCATAGAATTGTCCCCTAAATAAATGCCAACATGATTTCCAAGTCTACCCGGAAGCATTTTAAAAAGAAGTATGTCGTGCTTTTTAGCTTGGGAAAAGTTACCTATTTTAAGCCAGTTCTCTTTAGTGTTTAAATTAGTTTCTACTATCTCTTCTATTAGGTTGGGTTTGACTTCGTACCAGTTTTCTTTTCTGCCAGTTTCAGGATCCTCTAGGGTTATGTTTAAATTATTGTAGTAGTTCACTACAAAATTGTAACAGTCTGAAATTCCCATCTTAAAAGACTCATTGCATATATATGTTTTTTCTTTTTTGGGGTCAAATATAGAAAAGGAGTCTTCTGTTACGTTGTAGAGAATAAAAATTAATGAGTGTCCTAAGCTATTTATTAAATCATAAGAAGAGAAGTCTTTTGTTCCATCTGTATGGGAGTGATATACTGCAATTATTTTACCTAACCTCCCAGCTTTAAGATAATCTTTAGGGGATATGGAAAAATTATTATTAGGATTTTCTGAGAAATTTTTGCACGGGAAAACGTCTATCTCGTTATTTTTTTCGTAAACAAATCCACACGCTTCCTTAGGTTGTTCATCTAAGGAAAATGACTTTATTTTCTCTTTAATTTTTTCTAAAAATAACATAAATTATCCACCTCTTGAAATTTTCTTGGCCGCAGGGAACCCTCCGAAAGGTAATTCACCTGCTGGTATTTCGCAGCCGCCTTTGTTGATATTGACTGATCCGCCCTGAGGGTAAAGGGCGCTTTTTGTAGCTCCCCATCTTAAGCGACATCCCTGAAGTGTTTTAGAACATTGATCAGCAGCCCAAAAATTCTTGTTAGGTGGGGGTTTTGGAGTCCCTCCGTCTCTTTGTTTTAAGGTTCTCCTGCAGACAAAGTAGTATTTTACTTTTGTGGTTTCATCTACGGTATATACATAGTTGCCGGGATCGTAATCTTCGTTAGCACTGTAAAGACCTTTATCTTTTTTATGAAAATTTTCTGCAGCTATAGTTTGATTTCCAGCCTCCCTCCATATACTTAGATCTGCGTC